CTACTTTTAATCCAATAACAGAATTTAAATCAAATATGGCTCCTATTCTTTCGTTATTTGCCACAACACCTGAAGGCATTGAAAGGATTCCATTTACAAAAGTCGAATTATGGGATAAACCATATATGCTAAATACGTTTGATAAAAAATTAGTAGATATGATTTGTTGATCTTGCAAAGTAGCTATATAACCTTCATTAATTGTTAAACGATCTTCGTTACCTAAAATCTCATCCTTTAAAGTCTTTGTTCTAACTGCATTTAAGGAAACATTTTGAACCTGTACAGTCAATAAACTAGCTGGAGTAAATGCAGATAACATTATAAATAGCTCATATTGAAGCTCAGATATAGATAATATTGTTCTTGTATATGTCAAAGTAACAGTATTATCTGTATTATTGGTCACGGAAGAAACACTTGTAGAATAATTAGCTCCGGATAGTTTCTCAGCACAAAATTTAGAAAAAGAAGATGCAAGTGCAACGTTATTGAATTTCAAAACAGCAACCATGGTAACAACATCACCTACTTTTAATCCAATAACAGAATTTAAATCAAATATTGCTCCTATTCTTTCATTATTTACTGCCGTTCCTCCTTGTACTGATAGTATTCCATTTGAGAATGTTGAATTATTCGACACGTGATATGTCGAAAAGTTTGTAGAACTTAAATTAGAAATAATTGTCTGTTGACTTTGCAATGTGGATATTGCCAAAGCGTTAGATTTTATGTTTACCGGTCTTGTTTGAGCCAATGTTCCCGAAAAAGTATCCGTTGCATTTTGATTATTATAAAATTTAATATACTTCCAATCATCAACTAACAAAGTATAAGTCTGAGTTATGCTTGAAGCAGAACCAATAAAAGCACCGATCTGAAGTCGTGTAGCAGTCGATTTATCTTCTTTATAAAGTTGAATAACTATACTCTTATTTGCGACAAAAGCACCAGCATAATAATTTAATACAAGAGAAATAATGTCGCCAGTTTTGCCGAAAAAAGGCAGATATATTTCTCTGACACCTATATTTGAAAACACATCATTTAAAGTTCCGGTTACATCAATTTGACGTGCTGAATCAGATTTTAAAGCGAAAGTACTATCTAAACTTATACCACCTACACTCGGCATATTCTTACTATCCAAATCCGTCACCCATAATTTTGTAAGAGGTTTTAAAGTCGTTCCAATCGTCTGCCCAACCGTTTGATCTAACTTTACATGTAAGGTTGAAAGCCAATTTTTAAAATTCAGAATACTCCACTTATTAAAAGCTATCCCTTTCCCCAAATTCAACACATCAGTATCAGCAGGTGCAGTCGCTCCCTGGTCACTCGAATCATTAATTATTTTAGCAATCGAAGCATTCGTTTCGTTCGTTGTTGGAATATAGTTGGCAAGGTCTTCCAATGCCTGTCCAACCCTCGAAGCCGTGTTTGCATCGGTTATTGTTTCGTTTTTTACGATGCCTATTTTGGCGAGTATTTCTGCTAAAGTCATATCCTTAATTTTTATGATACAAATTAAATCACACACTCAGGCATAAAAAAAGACACTCATAATTGAGTGCCTTGTTTAGTATTGAATTTTAGAGGTTGTGGAGTTCATATTTTCATTGATAACAGCAAAGAAATTTTGTCCATAAAGTTCGGCCATCTTTTCGGTGAGGACCTTCACCGATCGCCAGTACGAGTCATCATACCAGGGCTTCGGTTTTCGGTGACTATCTTTCACATGATCGAAGTTCACCCGGTTCCCTACTCCCATGTCCACCATACGGCCATAATAGTTGTATACATGCACTATTTTATCGATTTCCCCATTAGCACCTTCACGAACGTCGGACATAAACGATTTCATAAATGCACCGGTCTCTTTGATATCGTAGGCAATACATTTCTCAACCCAGATATCAACCATCATCTGTGCCCAGGCTTCGCAATACTGTACCCGATCGGCTTTAGTCCCAATCATCCTGATTGTGAATTAAATTCTTTGGTTCCTCAATGGTAAAGATAAAATACTTTCCGCAGGTACCGGTGGCAAAATAGCCTGGAACTTCTTTATACGGAATCCTGGTTTTATCCAGGAACATTAATTCAGGAATATCATTCGAGTCCTTGAGTAATTTTGCCATCAACTTATCGCATATCAGTCGGGTTTCATTTAATCGCACTTCCCGTTCAGCTAAATCAGTGACATTGTATTTCTTCAAAATAAAAACAACGATGGCACGGCGTTGGAAAAATCCACCCCCTTTCTGGATCGTTACACCATCATCCACATCGTTCACGGCAAAGAAATTCTTTTCAGCCGGCGAACTTGATAATATTTCCTCCAGGTAATTGATCCCCGTTACCCGGCAAAATTTATAACCGGTTTTAGTGAGTTTCAATTTCTTCTGAAGATTTTCAAAATATGCTACTGCGTTCCACATAGATTCATTTACTATTTAGTCATTTACTATTTACTATTTAAAGACTTGCCTTCTTTATTTCCTCTGCTTCCCTGCATTTATCATCCAGTTCCTTCAGTGCATCCCAGGTGAGCGAAGCAAGAACCTGTTTCTTTTTTGTGATATCGCCTTCAGTCAATAACCGGATCTGATTACTCATTATCTCAAACATATTTGGAGCAACCGGTTCTTCATCTTCATTCTGATCAGCGCGAACGAACAGATATTTGAATTTATGGGAGAAGTACTCTTTCACCCCCATCATCCACATGGTCGCAATCAATTTTTCTTCTTCAGTTGCTTTCCGTGCAAAGTATTTTGCCCTACTTTCGGTCAAACTATTGTCGTAATCTTTGCCCTTTTGGTAAAGTGTACCAATAAGTTTGTACAAATGTGCTTCGTTTTTTGTGAAAAGGAATGCCTGATAGAAGTTTTCTGCATCCAGATATTGAATGAAAGTAGTGTCTCTGAGTAATTCATCACAGGCTTTGTATCTCCCAATTCTGCCACAAGGTTTTATCCCGGTATACTGTTTAGTTAACCAATCCATTTTTTTAGCGAAATATGCCACTTCCGACGTATTCAGATTGAAAAACCCTTTTATCTTTATTTTTGTATGTATAAAATAATAGATATCTCCGATATGTGCCACCGGCTTAATTCCTGCAAAACGGTTAAAACACTTTGTCCGGATACTGTCTTCCGGCTGACCTGCTACCTGCAAAGCTGCGATATATCGAACCTGCTTTTCGGTCATTTCAGAATAATTACGAGGAACGGTTAAGTTGATAGGACCCCTAACCCCTAAAGAACCCCTAGCCCCTAAAGGGGAACTGAAGTTACTTTTGTTTTCTTTTTTTCTTCCAAATCTCATAATACATTAGTTAAGTTGATGATACTAATCCGTTTTCTTATTCCCCTTTAGGGGTTAGGGGTTCTTTCTACATACCAAAGAAGAAAGTTGGATACTCAAGTTTATTTTCATACACCGGTGATATCTTCAGTTTATATTCATCACTGGCGGCATAGGTGGGGTAATCAGTCAATTTCTTTTCAAACATATATCCCAGGTTATTGAAAAGTTTCTTTGCTTCGTCAATATCTTTTTCCAGCAATTTAACCAGGATTAATTTGCAGATTTCGACAATAAATGAATTTACATCAGTGAGTGTATTGCTTCTGTTTTGTGTGATTAACTCAGCCAGGTAATCAGCGCTGATCAGTGTAGAAAGTTCGTTTTTCTGAAATGCGAGCAGCTGACCCTTTGCTTTTAAAAAATCGGTACGGCTGCCGTCTGTTTTTGTATATTCGGCAAAATCAATTCCGGTCACGAAAAGGCAGTTTGTAAGGTTATTGAATCGTTTGGATTTCTTCCATTCTGCAAGCGCCGTGCTGTCATCCATGAGTTGTGTAATGAGCAAATCGGTTGTTTTATCAAACGAATTTGTACACCAGAGCATTAACCGCTCCACACGTTCTTTCGAAGCCGGTGCAATATTTGTTCCACTCACAACACCAAATCCGTTATTCGTTTGAACCAAATCTACAAACGGAATGGCATCCCGGTATAACTGAAATGCGATCAGGTTACGCAATGTTGTTTTCAAAACGGAATCTACTGCCAACCCTTCGATATAGGTGTACAAATCCGATCCGGTAAGTAAACTTTGAATCGTTGAATCAGCCGTAATAGCGAATGGTTCCAGGGCCGACCATTCCGATCCGCGGGCAGTAGGGATTGATTTTAAGAAATCTTCAAGTGAAGTAATTAACATAGTGTTTAGTTGTTAGTGATTAGTTATTCAGCCGGAACATCTCCACTGGCACTTGCCGGAACTGCATCGGTTTTCTTGTCCAACGTTGTGAGAATTACAAATGGTATCTCTACTTCCAAATCCCACTGGTTGTATTCCTTTATCACAAAATATGGTTCCAATAGGATATCACGGATTGGTTTTTCCAAAGCCTGCTTGATGGTGAACAGTTCCCGTTTGTCGGATCCGGATAAACCGCCTTTCGATTGTCCGGGAGGCGAACCCACCAGATCGGTATTGGTACCGGTGGCATAACATTCCATGCTTGATGCTTCGGCCGTATCCTGTATCCAGTCACCTCCCTGCTTCGAAGTATCAACCAGGGTAATCTTCACCATCTTCACTTCCTGACCTGTGACAGGATGTATGTAGAATCCGCTAAACCAAATTTTACCACTGTTGGCAATCCCGGTCAGGAATTCACGGATATTGTCCTTTTCTTTTTTCTGTCGCTCAATTTGTTTTGCCGGATCGGTTATATTTTCGCTTTCGTATAAAAACTTCCAGTATTCCTTATTTATTTCAACCTGAAAATTGATGACCATCCCGTTTGTGAATTTTGCCTTTTTACCTGCAGGGATCATCTGTTTGATATCGTACCAACCCGAATTGAAAATGGACCAGAAAGGAGCAAACGAGTAATAATTATTACCAATGGTTGGAATTTCATTGAGCATGGCAAATTTTCGGGTTGTCGTAGCTTTTCCGGTTTTTCCATCATCATCAGGCAATTTACCCATGCGTACCATCAGGTCGGCAAGCGGATTCATAGTATCAAGCAATTCAATCACTTCGAAATTCGAGAATCCTGCCGTTTCCCAATCCCCGAAAAACACATGTTCAATGGCTCCTGTATCGGGATTACAGGTTTCGAACCGGCAATTCACAGCATCTTTATGCACCAGCTTGACTATCTTTGTTCCGTCAACACTTAGTATCAATACACAAATAGTGAAATACAGATTTTTTATATCTGTTTGTTGTTCCAGTAGATATTTCACCGGCCTGTTGTACTTGAAAAAATCCAGTACTTCCTGATCGGTAATTTCACCGCCTACTTTTGTTTTGGTACATATTCCGTTACCATATCCGGCAAAAATATTAAACTGCAGGTTCGAGGATAATACTTCATCTTTCCTGATCTTACGGACAACTTCAAGCGGTGTTATATTTGAATTTCCCCAGGGCACATACCCGCGAAGCTTCGTATCTTTATTTCCCGGCAGAGAAACAGGTGTAACGGAGGATGTTTCCTCGAAAACTTCTACCCCATCATTCATGCTATTGATGATATCAGCAGCTGCCTCGTTGATAGGAATTGAAAAAATGTCTATTGAATTGTCCATATTA